TAATTAGTTCCGCTTGCTTCATTTGTACTTGAGTACGCAGTTGTGGTAGCACCTAGTGACGCTGAACTTGTGTACAAAGCAAGTTTAAAACTGTTCCCGCCTGACGCAGAAAAATTATGTGTAGCTTCTAAAAGTTCTTTTTTAAAGCTGGTTGTTAATGTTGATGTAATTGCCATTATTTAATTTCCTTTAAAATCTTAGCCATGTCTTCGTGACCTTGAATAGTTAGTTCTCCGTTCAGTGTTACCACATGACTCTTCATTGCTTCTTTTATATGATATAATACTTGTTCATAAATAGCTAGTCTGTATGCTTCTGCTTGTTGTCTTATATGTGGTGCTGCGGTTTCAGATATACCACATATTCTTGCTGTGCAACGTTCAGCCCAAAATTCTGGGCTATGACCTTTAAAGTCAGTTGTTGCTACTCCTATAGTTCCTAACCCAGCGGTGGTGTGGACTTCTATCATGCTTGGGGCTGTCTCCTTATTTCATCATATCTATACTGGTCTCTAGTATTTTTGGCTTCTCCTAGATTTTTAAGTGAAGATAAGGCTTCTTGAAAACGTTGTTCGTAAACTGCTATAGACTCAAAGTTTTTTAAATATGTACAAGCTTCTACTAAACTCCCGTACAACATCGCGTTCATTGCGTTTTCAGAAAGCCAAGTTGTGCCACTATCTGAACCGTCTACTAATGACGGTGGTCTGTAGAAGTAATGAAGTTCAAAAGTGAAGTTTGTACTGGGTGTTGGAGCTAATATAAAACTATTGTCATCAAACTCAGCATAGTATAAAGGTGTTCCTGTAGTTGCTACAGCGGGTTGATAATCTCTTATAAAAGAAACATGTTTTAGTTTTAAATATTTATAGTCACTGTCACTGTCTATAACGGCTAAACTAAAAGGTGCTAAAAAGTCATTGGGAGAAGCTAAATAAGTATTACTACCTGATGCTGTGCCTGTGACATTTTTTCTAAATACATCCAACTGAACGTTTTTTAAAATTCTTTCTTCTGTGCTTTCAATAAAATTAGGAATATTAGTTACAAGACTAGTTTCTGTACTCTCTATGTAGTCTTGAATAGCGGTTGTTAATGTTGATAAAGTCCAACTCATGATGATAATGTTACTATACTTACGTCCCCAACACTAGCCGTTACTTTAGTCATGGTAAACTCAGAACCTATAGTGTTGCTGTTTTGTGCCCACATTATAGGTGAACTCACACCATTAGCGTCTACTGGGTTAGAAACTATTATCTTACCAAGATGTATAGTTGGGGTAGGTTCTGTAGGTCTTGGATCTCTTAAAGTTTCTGGGTCTGCCCTGTGGTTAACGGGATCTAATTGTGGATGTTTTGGTTCATAGCATTCATAACAAACTTTCAAATTGTTCCATTCTTTTTTAAGTTCTAGGTAATTATACACAAAACCACACCTATCACATCTACCTAAAGAATGTGTACCCGAAGCGTAAGCCATTAATAAGAACCCCTAGCAGGAACTAAATTTAAAGATGCTCTATTACGGTCTTCGTCTGCTGCAAGTTTAAAATCTTGTTCGTATTGTTGTTTTAACATACCAGCTTTTTCAGGGTTCTTTTTTAAAGCTAGATAATAAGACAACCCACTAGCCATACATGGAATAAATCTCGAAGGTACTTGAGGATCTTGGTTAGAAGCAGAGGCGTCATCAATTCTTTGTATTGTGTTTGCTACTATAGTGTATGTAGAAACATTGTCAGGAGTTGGCCACACTTTAAGTACAGGAGTTGTTTGTCTGTCTAAAAAGATTTGAGTAGGTCTTCCTTGTATAGTTTTGTCGGGAATATTAAGATATTCCGTTCTACCTATACGTTCTACATTTAAGTCAGTTGAAGTACCGCTAGTGTCTGTAACCCTAACAACAGCTGAAACGATATCAATATCGTATTCGTTTAGTGTGTAACTACCTGTACCTGTAGTAAGGAGAGTACTTACTTGATCTATAGTCCAGAGGTTTACACCTCTGTTAGACCAATCAGCAAACATGATGTTCAGTGAACGTCTAGCGGTTTCTGCGTCATACCCAGTTCTCAGTTCTATACCTGCTAATTCGTAGGCTTCTTCTATAGTGTCTGCTATACTAAGCTTAAACGTTTTAGTGCCAGAAGTAGCCATTACTAGAAGGTTTTAATTACTGTTAAAACAATAACGTAAGAATCTCCGCTGGTATGTCCTGTGGTAGTCAGGTTTATATCACCTGTTTTACCAGAACCAGATGTATTTTGTATGCCCCCGAACTCCGTGAGGTCTAACTGATCACTATAATCTTGATTTAAATCTAAACAGATAGTGTCTGTAGTAGCATCCCAAAGCAGTTTTATACTCATACCAAAAGTTGTGTAAGAAACTTTAGCTAGTTTGCAACCAGTACAAGTTGCACCGTCTGATTTTCTAGTAGCTAAAGCACTTACATCAATTTTAGTTACAGCTGACTCGCCTGTACCGTCTGACGTACTAGTTAATTGAATAACTGCTTTTCTATCATCATCAACAATTGTTGTTGAGGTTACTGCATCTGCCATATTAAGCTCCTACTTACGCGTCAGCGAATGGAGTTACTAAAGTTCCTGAACCTAAAATAATACCTTCTACAGCATATTTAGCAGTAGCCATAGCAGTTACTTTAACTATACTACCTGCTAATCCACCTTTAGTTGTTCCGTTCATTGTAATAACATCATTAGATGCAGCTGAGATAAAAGTTTTACCTGTTGCATTAGTAACACCAGTATATAAACCACCGACTAACTTATCTGTTCCGTCAGTTAAAATATCCATATCTGTTGCTGCTGTAACTACTATAAAAGTAAATGTAGCACCTAAGTTATTTGTTTGATTTGGGTCGTCATTGCTTCCTGGAGCAGTTGATATAATTGAAGGTAAAGTAAATTTACCGTCAGCATCGTTACATACAAGAACTTTACCTGCATGGTCTGCTACTGTGATAGTAGTGTCTGCAGTTAAACTAACAACGTTAGCATTACCTGCTGAAATAAATCCTGCTAGTGACTGGATAGGACCAGAGAATGTTGATTTTGCCATAATTTCCTCCTGGGAAATAAGTTCTATTGTCTCGGCTTGTCTGCTAGGTCAGTCGATAGAACAAGTTAATAATCCTAGTTCTTTAATTGTATATTAGTTTGATCCAAAAAAAAAGGGAGCCGAAGCTCCCTTAAGACAATCAATTAAGATTATGCTCCTTGTGATGCGAACACAGCTCTCCAGTTGGAGTAGCCGAAGGAATATCTTTCTCTAGCTTTGTAACGCATGTTACCAGTATCGAAATCACCTTCTAGTGATGTTTGCATAGGGCTTCTTTCAAAATGTTTGAATCCATCAGGACAATCTGTCTTTAGGAACCAAGCATCAGTATCTGTTAGATAGTTGTTAACAACGTATCCTTCAGGAACCATACCCATATTTTTCATAGCATTAATGTCATTGTCAGAAGTTCCTACTCTGCCTGGGCTTTGTAGTAATCTGTCAGCAACAAATTGTAATGCTGGTGGAACAATCAACTTTCTTCCTTGTAGAGCAATTGTCAAATTTCTATCGTCAACTAAAGTTGAGATATTAATAAGAGCATCTTCTAATGAAGTCTCGTTCAAGTCAGCATAAGCTGTTGGTCTATTGCTAGAAGTACCACCGCCACCTAAAGGGTGAGAGTTTGATACTAAAGCAACACCATCGCCACCAGTATAACTGCTACTAAAAGCATTGTTAAGAATAGCAGCTGCTTTTATTTGCTTTGTGTTTGCCATAGATCTAGCCAAGGCTTTTGTGTACCTTGAACCAAGTCTATCGTATAAGTTATCTTCAACAGCTTCTTCAGTTAGAGAGAAAGCTAAAGCAACTGTTTCGTGGGCATAACGTGCAGTAAAGCCTTCAGTAGCGTTGTCGTATGAGACAGCGTTACCTTCGCCTTTTACTGATGCGTTACCAAAGCCAACGATCATTACTTCTTCTTCAAATGCTCTATCTGATGATTCAGTTTCAAATATTTCAGTATGTTGATTATCATATCTAGAATATTCCATTCCGAACAAGGCGTTTAATCCTGGTTCTAATTCCTTCGCTAATTGCGCTCTATTTATAGCCATTATTATACTCCCGCAGCAGTTCTGTTAAAATGCTCGGCAATCCTGACGATAAAATTAACATTGGTTGATAAAGATCCAGTTCCTAACGCATTGTTAGAAGGATCGTTTGATATACCCATTATTCTCAGTTGCGCTGTACCAGTAGCCATAGTGCCACTAATTTTAACTCCTGATATGCCTGATATTGAAGAACCAGCCGCATAAACGATATCGCCATTCAAACCAACGTCGGTTTGAGTAACACTACCTGTAGCAGCAGATTGTACTTCAAATAAAGCATCTGGGTCGTCGACAACGATAGCTTTCGCATCGCTTGAGGCTGTCAATGTAGTCCAAACAGGAGAAAAAATCTTATCTCCGCTTGAATTTGTATAGTGACATCCTTGAAAGACTCCTAGTAATAAGTCGCCAGCAGCAGCAACGGCAATGCCGCCTGTGCTAACCATTTTTACTGGATCGCCTGTATAAATTGTTCCAGTTGTTCCTGTTAGAAGGTCGTACTCAGTTGTGCCTGTAGAATTTACAGAAGAGCCTAACTTTCCAATAGGTTTTAAACCAGAAGGTGCATTTACATTAGCCATAATATTTACCTTTTTAAAAAAGTTTTATTTAGGTGGAATTAGAATTAACTTCTTTTTCCACCACCAAAAGTTACGCTTGTAGATCTCTGAGGTTTTAACATCGGAGAACTAGGATC